GATCCGCATGATTTTTCAGCTGGGCATCATTGTGAAGAAGTAGATGATAGCGACTATGGTATCACACTACCTAAAGGCACAATTGAGAAAATTATAGGTGATCCGTTGTCATTCGCGGACGATCCGGTAGAAATATGCTAATAACTAAAGAGAAAGGAATAAGATTATGACATTAAAACAAGCTCAGAAATTGTACGGTGATTCTGTACAGGCAAAAATGACACATGGTGACTATTGTATGACTACATCAATGCTTGAGCATATTGGTACTCGTACTTGGGGTGTAACTCCCGACAAACAAGCTAAGGTGTTATATACGAAAGTTGGGAAACGAGTATCTGTCGTTATTTCGTCAAGAGAAGCATTTATAAAAGAGGTAGGCAGGCCTGTTGTGTGTAAGTGTTCAGTATGTGGTCTGTACTATTTAGCTTATCGTCGATCAGTTGATGCTCACGATGAACTGAATGCTCAGTGCCCAAAATGTGATTCACTTGGCTGTGATTCGGACATTGTACATTTTGAAACAAACCGTAAGTTTTGGCTAAATGACAAGATCACAAATATTCTTGTTCCGGATAAGGATCCAGAACGAGTGGCCACTATGTATGATGCTGCTCAGGAAGATTTCCCGGCTCAATATAACATGTTGCTTCCTGACGGAAAGAGGTGTTCTGATTGTATGAAAAGTGCCACCTGTTGTAGCGTATTTGGTCAAAAAGAAGGTGATACTACTTGCCAATGGCATCCTTCCAGATATTCACCAAAAGAATAATTCTCAATACAATAAAAACTTGAACCTAATGCTGTATAGGCAAGCGTAGTGAAATATGTGTGACTGTTTTGATAGAGTAGAAGCGAATTTGAAAGAAAAGACTGGTGACCCGGAAGCATCTTTAAATTATATGTACGCCATGCCGTCTTTTGAAAAGAAGCCAGTAATAGAGGCAACATATCGGAATAAGAAAAAAGATGGTACATTCAATAAAACAGAAAGTACTATATCTATCGCTTATCCTTTCTGCCCATTTTGTGGGAAGAAGTTTTCAGAAGGTGAATAATTCAATACTATATAAAAATGAATATGAATTGGGGAGGGATTAGCTGTGCGCTTATCTGTGCAATACCTATTGTGGCCATTATTTGTGATACAGTAAAGAAAGTGTTTGAGATGAAATATAAAAAAGAATTTAGAAAGGATTAAATATGGATGAAGAAAGGTATGTCCTTGATGACATATTTGTCTTCTCTTTCCTTTGTACCCGGCTAATGTTTTAGATCATGGATTTACTTCAATATTTTCCGGACGACAGTCAATCCTGGATTCCGTCTTATATTGAGTTGATGGGGGGGGGAGAGGTTGACGGAATATTATAATAAAGTATTCATCAGGCTGTATGATATGCAGCCTGGTGAATCTTTCCGGGTACTTGAAAAGGTCAGTCCGGAGAACTATGATCTTTTCATGAAATGCGTGTATTCATGCCTGTGTGCGTTTGACTTATATGGCATATACAGCTACTATATCGAAGAACAGGGTACTGTCATTCTCAGAAGATAGTACCTGAATATATAAATGCAATGATAGACGAAAGAATTATAGAACAAATTTTGGATCGTGCCGACATTGTTGACGTGATATCCGGTTATGTTGAACTGAAGAAGAAAGGTGTTAATTATGCAACCTGTTGTCCGTTCCACAAAGAGAAGACACCCAGTTTTATGGTGAACCCGGCACGCGGTACATGGCACTGTTTCGGATGCGGTAAAGGTGGAAATACTATTGGTTTCTTGATGGAACATGAAACTATGACTTTTCCGGAGGCAGTATGTGCTCTTGGTAAACGATATGGCATTACCGTTGAGGACGAGAAATTGACTCCTGAGCAAGAACAGGCACGGATGAAGCGCGAAAGTATGTTTATCATCAACCAAAGATGTGCCGAACATTTCCGGCAGAATTTACTTCTTTCTACTAATAAAACGGCTGCTGAATATGTTAAAGGACGTTGGGGGCTGGAGTATGCCGAAGAAATGGGAATTGGTTTCGCCCCTGACAAATGGGATGATTTGTTGGGGTTCGCCCGATCATCCGGTCTGTCTATCGACTTGATGAAGGAAATGGGATTGCTGAAGGTCGGTGAAAAAGGTAATACTTATGATGTTTATCGTAATCGTATCGTTATCCCTATACGGGATCGGTTCCGGAGAATAATCGGCTTTACTGCCCGTGATATGTCCGGTGATAAGGTGGCTAAATATATGAATTCTACCGAAAGTGATATCTACCATAAGAGAGATTCAATATTCGGTATCGATACGGCTATACGCCAGGCGGCTAAGGAAGATAAATTTTATCTGGTGGAGGGTGCCCCTGATGCGATGCAGCTTAAACGCATTCGCGTCAATAATGCAGTAGCGCCGCTTGGGGGAGATTGGACTGAAAACCAAATGGAGCAACTGAAGAAGTATGCTACTAAACTTTGTTTTCTTCCGGATGCAGATCCGCCAAATTTGGAGAGAAGCGAAAAATTAGGTGCAGGTATTCGTAACGTGATGCGTAACGGTATGTTGGCTATGAAATGCGGATTTGGCGTGTCGGTCAAAGAACTTCCCATGGGGGAGGAGCAGAGCAAGAACGATCCGGATAGTTATTGCACAAGCATTCAGAAGTTTCAAGAACTAAAAGAAGTTGATTTTATACCATGGTACGCAAGTTACATATTTCAGGATATAAATACTACTGAAGAGCGCAGTGATGCCATCAATACCATTTGTACGATGGTAGTAATGGTGAAGGATGAAGTAAAGGAGTCCATGTACCTAAAGCAGTTGCAATCATTTTATGAGGACAAGAAACTTTGGCAGAAGGCCATTAACCGCGCTAAAAAACTGGATAAGGCCAAACAGGTTATTGATGAAAGCAAGAAGATAGACCGGGATCTTTATCAGAAATATGGCTTTTACGAAGAATACAACGCTTATTTTGCTTTAGCTGGTGACAGTGGCAAGGCGGTACAATGGAGTAATTTTATCATGATGCCCATGTTTCACATTAAGGATTCTTTGCTTCCAAAACGTTTGTATCGCATCAAGAATCAGAATAAACAGGAGGAAATCATTGAAATGAAGCAGGAGGATCTTGTGTCACTTTCCAAATTCAAACAGAAAGTTGAAGGTCTTGGTAATTATATCTGGCTGGCCACAGAAAAGGAGCTGACCAAACTGAAGATGTTTCTTTATGAACAGACAGAAACAGCGCTTGAAGTCACGCAGCTTGGTTGGCAACGTCAGGGATTCTTTGCATATGGTAACGGTTGTTTTGATACGGAATGGCATGCTGCTGATGAATATGGTATCGTACGTCTTAAAAATGGCAATTTTTATCTGCCTGGTTGCAGTACTATTTATCGTGATGATGTGAAGCTTTTCCAGTTTGAACGCAAATTTATATATACCTCTTATAATAATGTTAGCCTGCGTGAGTATAGCGAGAAATTGATTAGGGTATTCGGAGATAACGCAAAGGTGGGATTATGTTTCTTGTTTGCTACATTATTCCGGGATATCATTTCCGGACAAACCAAAAGTTTTCCCATTCTTAATATATTCGGTCCGAAAGGTTCCGGTAAGTCTGAGCTTGGTAAAAGCCTGATGTCATTTTTCGTCATTGACAATAAAGCTCCCAATATTCAGAATGCAACTATCGCAGCATTGAGCGATGCGGTTGCACAGTGTGCAAATGCTTTGGTTCATCTTGATGAATATAAAAATAGCATTGACCTTGATAAGCGCGAGTTCTTAAAAGGGTTGTGGGATGGAACTGGGCGTAGCCGCATGAATATGGACCGGGACAAAAAACGTGAGATTACAAGTGTAGACTGTGGTATCATATTATCCGGTCAGGAGATGCCGACGATTGATATAGCCCTTTTTTCCCGTTTGATTTATCTGACATTCAACAAGACTGAATATTCCAATGAAGAGAAACGGGCTTTTAATGAATGTGACGCTATCAGTTTACAAGGGTTGTCACATTTGGCCCTTCAGCTATTGCGGCATCGCTCTAAGATGGAGACTGATTTTTCTACCAATTACCGCCAGTGCATGAATGATCTCAATGAACGTCTGAAGGAAACAACCATTGAGGACCGCATACAACGCAACTGGGTCATACCATTGGCAGCCTTCCGAACACTTGAAGCTGTGCTTGATGTGCCGTTTACCTACCGTGAATTGTTGGGGATTTGTGTGGATGGTATCATCCGCCAGAACCGGGAATGTAAAAGTAATAACGAACTGGCCAATTTTTGGAATGTGGTCAGTTACTTGCAACAGGATGGAGAAATCTTTCTGGAAGCTGACTTTCGTATAGACTATCTTTCCAATCTCAAAACCAATAAGGTAAAGGACTTGACATTCAAACAACCGCGCCCCATTTTGCGTATGCAGACAGACCGTATCTTTATGCTGTACAAGAAGTTCGCCAGGCAGGTAGGTGACAACGCGCTACCAACGGAATCCCTGAAATTTTATATCGAGAACTCCAAAGAATACCTGGGTGTACAAAACTCCGTTCGTTTCAAGAATATACTGAAGGGAGTAGAAGTTACTAAAGAGGTGGAAACAGGCGGTCAAAAATATTATCGGAAAACCAGCATGACCAAGCAAGCCCTCTGTTTCGATTACACTGAGTTGATGACGAACTATAACATCAATCTTAATATTGATATGGGGATGGCTGATGGTGATGAGGAAGAGGAAACACAGAATAATAAACCGAGGGAGAACGGTACTTCTCCGTATATGTTCTAATACGTCTATCATAGTTGTGCAGAAGCCCTTGCCTGTGAAGGTAGGGGCTTTTTTGTGTCTTTCTGAACGTAAAGTACGTATTATTTTGGGGCAAAAAATGCGTCTACACTTTCTACACTTTCTACAATGTTATAAATCAGTATATTACATTATAAATATAGATTCTACATGCTTCTACAAATTTCTACAAAATATGACTTTTCTACATTTCTTCTACAAAATGGTACTTTGTAGAAGCCTTTTCTACACTTTTTCTTCTATACTAAAACCGTTATATTGTTGATATATAGGAACTTCTATGACTTGTAGAAAGTGTAGAAGGTGTAGAGGGCAAAATGTGTCTGCTCAATATAGGAATAAAAATGTGGAGAAGTGATTAATATATTAATCAATCTTGCTATTTTTGTGTAAAAATCAACACTTTAAATGATAAAGAAAGACCGATTTGTCTGCTGGCTGCCTTGTAAACCGTATGTCCGGCAGTTCCTACTGCATAATTTCAATACGCCTGATGATACCTGGACTGAAATCGTTAACCTGTCTTCCGACAAGGAGTTGCAGAACGATTTCCTTTCACGGCTATCCAAGCCTGGACGCTACGAGAACAAATACCGTAACCTCTACCGCTATACGGCCAATGTAGCGGTAGAGATACGCCGTGATGACTTCTACCGTTATGGCTGGTCGATGTCAAATACCGAAGTGGTGGCGTTCGGTACCAAGATTGAACGGCGGATCAAACAGATATTGTTCCTCTATCTTGATACGCACGTGAGTATGGGGCTTCCGCTATCAGCCGCCATCCGTAATTTCCAGACGAGGTTCGGATTCACCGAAGACACCTGGTCTTATGACACCATCCGCAGGGAGTATAACCGACACGGATATCGGAAGACAGTGGAGAATACTACTATTTTTGATTTTATTAACCGTATAATATTGGGGAAGTTGTCCGAGTTTGGGACAATTTCCCAGCAAGGAAGATTAGCGTATGAAAGTGATTAATTATGATTTTGAAAACATCGGAGGACTGTTGCAGGTGATTGCCGTTTCCCCGACCTCGTTTTTGCGGATCCGTAAGGATTACAATGCCGGTCTGAACTACCTGGAGCTTCGCGACCGGGAGAATATTATTTCCATTCCGGTGTATGCCAATGATACCTATGTATATAATGAGGACAAGGAGGTGAATGATGCGGGGGATTGCTGGAATGTTTCCATTGAAGGTGTGATTCCGAAACTTTCCTCAGTGAATCATCAGTTAATGGAGACTCTGGAGCGTGGCTTGTGGTATGTATTGGCGGTGGACGGTAACGGCCAGGTCCATTGGTGCGGGCAAGAAGACGCATTAATGCTGTTTGCCACGAACAAGACAAGCGGACGTTCGGTTTCAGAACGAAACGGCACGTCTTTTACATTCACCTGTATTCAGGATGAACCCACCATCTTCATTGAAAATATAGAAGAAATATAGCAGCATGACTTCTGCTGTTTATGTGTAACAGGCTTTAAATTATAGATTTATCTGCCGTCCGGCGGTGCCCTGTGTCCTTGGGCACCGCTTTTTTTGCGTTTTTCTTTGCGCAAAAAAGTTATATGAACGAAACAGTTATCACACTTTTTGGAGCGATTGATCGCTTCTGGTATAACAAGAACTATCTAAAATACTTTTTGGACAAAGCGAAAGATCAGCCTGTACGCCTGAAGGTCTCCAGTCCGGGCGGTGATGTGGCTGAAGCTATCGCCATGTCAAGCCTGATGGCCGAGCATGGCAACGTGACGGTGGAGTTTATCAGCTTCAACGCTTCGGCGGCTACCATACTGGCATTTGGTGCCAAGTCCATTGAGATGCATGAGGACGGCATGTGGCTGGCGCATAAGTGCAGTTTTGGGGTGGACATTTGGGGACAGCTCAACGCGGATCAGCTCGAAGACACCATCAAGGAATTGCAGAACAAAAAGAAGAGTGCCGAGGCTATTGACCTGATGATCGCACAGAAGTACATCAACCGTAGCGGCAAGAGCCTGAAGGATGTTATTGCCCTGATGGAAGAAGAACGCTGGATGCCTGCCGCAGAAGCCAAGGACTGGGGATTCATAGACAAGATTATTCCTGGTACCCATAAGAAGCCGCAAGTAACCGATGAGATAACGGACTGTTTTACCGCCAACGGTTTGCCGTTGCCGGTACTCAATGCTTCCGAATCGGAAACACAACCTAAAGGTAATGAGAGAAACCTTGTTTCTCAAATCATTGACGGTATCAAAGGGTTGTTTCCTGCCAATAATAAATCTGAAGACATTTCTAATTCAAATACAGTTATTTCCATGCGTAAAGAATTTACTTTCATTAATCAGATCCTCAACTGCGAAGGTATTGAGGAAAAAGACGGTAAGACATCGCTTACCGTAGAGAACTTGCAGGCCATCAATGACGCCATCAAGGTGGCCAATGAAGCGAAAACCAAAGCTGAAAGCGATTTGACATCCGCCAATACAGCCAGACAGACGGCTGAAGATAATCTGACGGCAGTTGTCAACGACCTTGATAGCTTGAGTGATAGCGTCAGGAATGCAGCCGACAACAAGACTAAGGTACAGGTTATCCGTGATATCGTGGCCAAGATTCCCGGAACGGCAACCGCCAGTCATCAGGAATCGAACGAGGACAGCAAGTTTGCGGACATTGCTACGGACCCGATCAACAGTTACGAGAATGAATAATATCTAAACTATTCTATTTATGGATTTTAAAGCACCTATTGACATTACCACGGTTCTGACCGCGGTAAAAAAACACAGAGACATCCTGAAGGCGGTCGATAAGCTCGACGCTTCGGAGGTATTGAAACATTTCACTCCGGTACCGGGCATTACCGATTCCCTTGAATTGGGCAAGGTAGAAGGCGGAAGTATTTCCAGCAAGTACACCGGCAAGTTTACAGCTGGCAAATATCTGGGTAAGATTGTTCCGCGTCGTCTGGTCGTTCGTCCCGTCGTGATGGAGATGTCCGATGAGCCGGAACGTTACCGCCGCACCTACATTGCTGAGGTACCCGGTACGCTCCGCAAAGAACATCCCTTCGAGTTGTGGCTGATCAACCACGGTCATGAACTGGCATCCAATGATTTGCTGTTTGCCATCTTCACGGCAAAATACAGCGCTGATGAGAACAAGACGGACATTCAAGACTCTTTCGACGGTATCGGTACCATTGTTACCGAAGGCGAGGCAGTCGGAGATATCTCCAGTGCCGAGGGCAATGTTTATGCTACCGGTGAGCTGACTCTTGCCAATGTCGGTGAGAAGCTGCTGGAAATGTGGCGCCACATGCCGCGTACCTTCAAGCGCAAGAAGAACATCAAGATGTTCATCAGCGATGATATCGGCGATATGTACGATGACTGGCGCAAGGGAGAAGGCGTTATTGTCATCGGACTCAAGGAGGACACTTCCGATACACAACACCTGCTCGGTTCCAACAACCGTTGTGAGCTGGTACGTGTTCCGAATCTTCCCGATGGCAGCCAGTTCGTCATGCTGACCACCAAGGAGAACGTATGCTACGGATTTGACAAAGAGAGCGATTTCAAGTCTATCAAACCGTTCAATTCCGGTAATCCTTATACGTTCGATGCTGCGGGCAAGTACGTGATCGGATTCCAGTTCGTATCGGTACATAAATCGGAGTTCTGCGTCAATGACCGTCCGGTGGATCCTGAAGGTAGCAACCCGTTCGGATATATCGAGGTCACAATTGCACCGGATGAAGCGAAGGCCAATGGTGGCAAATGGCGCATTCAGGGTGAAGAGGGCTGGCGTGATTCCGGCACGTATGTAGCGGTTCCCGGTGGTAAGGAATATACCGTCGAGTTCCTGGAAACTGCCGGATATACCACTCCTGCCGTGCAGAAGAAAACTCCTGCTGCGGGCGCAGTAGAGAAAGTGACGGGTACATACGTTGTTAAATCTGAATAAATCCTGTGACTATGGCAGAAGTAGATCCCAAATTATGTATTGCCCTTGATGATATCAACGAGGCAATGGACTGCGAGAACCAGGATAATATGGGCGGTATCATACCGTCCGTTATCTTCGGTTATCATGCGGATGTGGCGACATGGCCGGACTATCCGAAAAAGACGGATGATCCGCTTTCACTGGAGGCAGCCGGTGCACTGGTCGGTGATCTTGTTATGAAAGAAGGTTGCCGGGCCTATAAGATGGATATCACTGACGAACTGGCTGAGTTCAAGATTACGGATCAGGGAGAAACCGGTGGTGAATCGTTCCTGATGGACTTGAATATCATTTCGGCCAAGATGCGGAAGAAGATATTCGGTTTTGAGAATGCGACCAAAGGGCGCAAGATGTTCTTTATCGTGACCGACAACAACGGCACGAATTACCTGATGGGTGACAAGAGACGCGGTGCCATGCGTGCGTCCGGAGATGGTTCTACCACTGGGGCAAACTCTACCGCGCGTAATCAGAACACACTTCATTATACTTTCACCGCACCGCGTAAATGTGTGTATGAAGGTGATGCGGAGGATATTCTTACTGTAAAGACTGCACCCGGAGGCTGATTTTGTTTCTTCGTTTGATTAGTTGGTTGTTTATGTCCGTCTCCGGATTCTTCCGGAAGGCGGACATTTTGTTTTGTCCTATCCCGGCAATAAAAATCGCAATAGTTTTGCGTATCATTAAAAATCAACGTACAATGTCAAAGATTACACAGAACTACATCGAAGCCCGCAGGGACGGTATCAAGTGGCTAAATTCCAATAAGCGGGATTATAGTACCGGAGTGAATATCCTTACCCATTCCGGATATAAGGGCTTTGTCGCCGCACGCCTGGCACGCCAGGGCGAAAAGCCACATACCCGCGAGAAGCTGGAATACGAGATCAGATGATTAAAGTCTGGTACCATCCGGATGATCCGCGCTTTGAGGACGTGGACCTGGCGGATGATGCAATGCCGGGTAATGACGGGCGTGCCGAGACGGTTCCCGAAGAAACGGCGGCGGCCATCGTTACCATTGCGGAAAAGGAACTGGCACGTGAAACGGATGAACAGCCGGCCTACCCTCCTGTTATTGCAAAAATCATCTATGATTTCCGGGATTGCTACAATGAACGTTCACGGCTGCACCGGTTACTCTCCGAACAGGGTGAGACCAATACGGTGGCTGTATGTTCACAGCGTAAGGATATTGCTACCCGTATAGCTTCCCTCTCCAATCGTATGACATTGCTGGCTGCCATCAAACAGCAATATGAGCAGAACAAGGAGTTGCCGATTGATGAGCAGCTGGACGAGCTTTATAAAAAAGTGGATGCTGCTGAAGAGAAGCCGGAAAAGGAAGATGAACAGACCGACATCAGTTCCCTTTCCGTCGAAGAACTGAAGAAAGCGAAATCCAATGCCAAGAGTAAGATTACCAAGGCAAAAAACATGTTGCTGTATTCTTCGGAGAGCAAGCCTAAAGACGGTAAGGAAAACCCGCTTCCTGACTGCCCCAAACGTGTGAGATACGAGAAGAAGGTCGCTGATCAGGAGGCATTGGTAGAAAAGATAGAATATCGTTTGGCAGAACTGCAATAGGTTATGTTGGTTTGTTGCAGTGAGATTGAGAATAAGATGATGCCGGCGGATGACGCAGTAAGTCCTATGCAGGGAGACCGATACCCGACAGGCTACATCCGCCGAACGGATGCGGCAGCCTCCGGCCATGACCTGGTTGCGGAGAAGCTGCTGCATCCGGACGCCTTGGGGATGCTGGTACCCGGCACAGACAAGCATTTCTATTCTTCAGGGGCGTTTCACCTGATACAGCTGATTTTCTATATCCTGAAGCAGACGGGTCCAGCACATCTGTTCCTGACAACCTATTCCATTTCTATGGATAGCATCAACGCCCTTCATCGTAAGGTTGAGACCGGTGAGTTGCTATCGGTACGGTTCCTGATCGATAACCGTGTACGCAGCATCTCACCCAAGCCGTTCGATTATCTGGTGACTACATTTCCGGACTGTTACCGTTGCCTGGCATTGCATGCGAAGGTGGCGTTGCTGTATAATGAAGACTGGAACATCACCGTAGTAGGCAGTCAGAACGCCACACATAACCCGAAGCTGGAGCGTGGAATCATCCATACCGGCAGAGATATTTTTGACTTTGACTTTAAAATGTTGAATGATGAATTTGACTCAGGAACAACGTGAGGAGATAGAGAAAATGGCGTACCGCCTTATCCCGCCGGGGATGATCGCAATCAATATCGGTGTGGATGAGACGGATTTTCTTGCAGAACTCCGTACTCCGGGCACTGAAGTTCGGACGGCTTTCTACCGGGGACATCTCAGACAGATGGTTGAAGTACGGGAGGCTATCATCAAGTCTGCCATCAACGGCAGCAATCCGGCACAACAGGAACTGATCAAGTTCTTTAAATCGCAAAAGCAATATCTTGAGTATGAGTAGCAACTTGACAACATCCAAAAGTAAATCTGCACTGGAGGAACAGTCATACGAACTCATTCAGCAGCACATCATAGATCCGGAGAACAGCCCGTTGCCGGAGCATCTGCGGGTACAGTGTAACCGGGTGTTGCAGATAGCCCGTTTGCTTGATGATTATCCCAATGAGAGCCATATCATCAACATCATGCTTGCGAAATATCGGATTTCACGTACACAGGTACGTAAGGATATCGCCCTGGCAAAAGAGTTATTCAAGACGCAACATCAGTTTGACTGGGATTTCTGGTTTGCTTGGATGATCAAGGACCAGATACAGCTTATCCGGGACTGTAAGCTCAGAGGTGATCTGAAGAACTGGAACAACGCCAAGAAGGTGCTACATCAGATGATTGGCGAACGTCCGGCTTCGGTTGAGGATCCGCGACGCATGGAGAAGAACGTGTTCTACATTCAGATCAACAGCATGGGGCAAAAGGTGGATATTCCGCTGGATGCCATCCGCAATCTTTCTCAGGAAGAGCAAAAGGTTTTGGTAGATTCGATGTACACACCTATTGACGATGTGCAGGCAGAAGAAATAATGAACTCATAAATATAACAGCCTTGGGCGGGCTTTGTAAAACCCATATAAAAGCAATGAGTATGAAAAGTTTTTTTATTAAAGTTATGGTTTTGGTAACGGTGTTGGCTATTCTTATGTTTGGCGTTCCTCATTATCGGATATGGTCCGCTGAACAAAGAGGCAAGGCTGAATTTGCAGAAGCTGAACAGAACCGGAAAATTAAGATTGAAGAGGCGAAAGCGAATCTGGAAGCAGAGAAACTGAATGCCCAGGCTGAAGTGGAACGTGCCAAAGGTGCGGCAGAAGCAATCAAGATTGAAAATGGCAGCATTACCCCCGCTTATATCCAATATTTGTGGGTACGTCAGCAGAATAATCTGAATGACAAGACTGTAGTTTATATTCCGACAGAAACAAACCTTCCGTTATTGGAAGCTACAAGAAACAAATAGCCTTGGGTGGGCTTTGTAAGACCCTTATACATATTATGAAAGAAATAGGATTAGGCGACAAAGTTCGCAGTAGTGTATCAGGCTTTTCAGGGACTATAACTGCTAAATGCGAGTACTTACATGGCACAACAACGTATGCTGTTACAGCCCCTGAGCCGTTAAATGGAGAAGTAAAAACAGAATGGTTCGCAGCCTCTGAACTCATAATTGAAGAGTAAGAGGCTTGACAGGTCCCGGAAAGGTTACTACTTTTTCGGGTTCTGTTAAATTAATACTTTCAAAACAGATTAATCATGAAGAAACTGACCAATAAACGCCTGATCTCTTATCTGGTTGACCACAAACATATTGATATGGTATCGGTCAGCAAGACACAGATTGTTTGCACCGTATCCGCAAAGTTTAAGCCGGATGAAGTAAAAAAACTATTAGATGATACAGGGCAGCCAATGCCCCGTATGACTTCTTCCGAAGGTGTGAACTATATTGTTTTCCCACGTTATTGATACGGCAGGACAATGGACGAAAACGTTTGGGAAGAGGTCATACAGGTCAATCCGGCACAGGCGGCATTCCTGGTAATGCCGTACAAGAACGGGTATGTCATCTATTCACGTGCAACGGGTAAATCATTCATTACCGGTGCCGTGATAGATGACAATATCCGGCTGATGCCTCGTGGTATTACCACGCTCACACAGGCTACCATTGGTCAGGCGCTCACTAAAACATTACCATCCGCTTTCAAGATGCTGGAGATGCTCGGTTACAAGCAATGGGATCCGGTCAGCAAGACCGGTGACTATGTGGTGTGCCGCAGTCCCATTGAAGGATGGTACAGGCCCTATGAACACATCATGTCGTTTGAGTATGGTATCAGCTTCAGTAACGGGCACATGCTCTACATACTTACCCAGGGCGGTAACAGCCGCGGTCCGAACGCGGATTACAACATCACCGACGAAGCGTTGACGCTTGATAAGGAGAAGTTTGACCAGGAGGCGGCACCGACCAACCGTGGTAATGAACACATCTTTGGCCGCAAGTCCAAGAATCCCGTTCTGAAACATCACGGCAACACCTTCCTCTCTTCCATGCCTTACACGCCTGAACAGAAATGGTTGCTTGAACCGGCCAAGTATTACGAAGAAGAACGCGGCATCCGGCTGTTTGAGGTCTGGAATAAGATTGTGCGGTTACAGATGCAGCTCATTGATGCACGCATTGCGAATGATGCGGGACTCTTCAAGGAAATCTGGAATGAAACCGTTCGTCTCAGGCAAAGCATCACGCCGTTCGTTTCACGCGACGGCACGCTCTTTATCCTTGGCTCTATCTTCGACAATATCGCCAATGTGGGTATGAACTATATCCTGAACCAGTATAAGGTTATGGATAAGCTTTCCTTCATGATCGAGATACTGAACTTCATGGTGGATAAGATTGATAGCTGTTATTACCAACTGGATGAACGGCACGTGTATTACAATGCGACCAATGACGACTATATCCGTGACTTTGCCGAAGATCATAACTACAACTGGCAGCAGCTTGCCAATAACGATGACAGCCGGCGTGACCTGGACTGTACCCCCACGAAGCCGCTGGAACTGACGCCTGACTGGGGTTCTGCCGCCTCATTCCTTGAAGTGGCACAGGAACGCAATTATGATTTTGTGACGAAGCTGCTGACACGTGAGCCGGTGGATAACAATATCAATGAATTTTTTGTCAAGCGTGACGAAGAAGACGATACGATGGTCAACGCGCTGATGGATAAGTTCTGTCACTATTACCGTAACCATATCAACAAGCACCTGCATTATTACCGTGACCGCTACGGGGATGCACGCCGCGCCAACAATAAGAAATCCTATAATGAGCTTGCCATTGAGCGCCTGGAGAAACACGGCTGGACGGTGGAACAGCACACGCATGCGGGTATGGAGCCGCCGCAGCATGATAAATATCTGTTGTGGGCTTCTATCCTGGCGGAGAAGGACGAACGGTTCCCGAAGAAGCGTTTCAACGGCTCGAAATGCAAGTACACGCTTATATCCATGAACAACACGCGTGTCATTGAAGATCGTGAAGGACGGTTTGCCAAGGATAAGCGCAGCGAGCGCAACCAGTCCATCCTTCCTGAAGAGGCAACGCACTTCGGTGATGCGGTCGATAAACGTATCTGGACGAAGTACGGGCATCTGCTCAGGCAGGCTTACGGATTTGTGGACGCACGTATCTGATTCACTTCACACACATTCACAACAGCAATCGCAATACCTATAGCAAGACTCGCAATGATTGAGGACCGAACGCCGCACAGGAGGACAGGCGGAGGGTGTTTTCTTTAATGTAAAAACCTATTACTTTTGTCATATTTCCTTACTTTTTGCGGTTTCCCTTGCGCTTTTTGATAGGGCGCGGTAGGAAGAAACTTCCGTTTCTTTTTCCATTCGGATGGAAAACGGGGTGTTGTGTGTTCATTCTCAAGAAGGTAACTTTCTTATAACATTCATTAACAGACCCCCGGCGCGCGCAAAATCCGTACTGAAGAAATAGGCAGGCAAATCTATTTCCCCAGTACGGATTTTGCGCGCTTATAGAGGTAGGAAGCATCGCTTCCCGTGTTTGTTTGCACCCATGCAGGTCCCCGGTCTTTTCTGTTTCAAATTCTTAGGTAGAGACCGTAGAGCGGTAAGCGTTCCGCTTGACGTACCTCCGTTTCTCTTCCGGAACTCCTTTTTATTTCTGCATGTCTGTATGCGGTCAGGTAGTCTTTTGAGTCCGCAAATGTAGGGCACCGGTCTGACAAGCAAGGTCAGGCGTTGTCCGCTAAAAAATCTCCACCTTGCAGGTAGTATTCAAGCCTCCGGTTTTAGTCGGAACCTTGCAGAATGTCATCCTCGGCACCTCAATTATTGCGGCATCAAAAGGCAACCATACCGCACGTCATACAGACACGCCGGAATAAAAAAAAAGTCGTTCCGGGAAACGGAGAATCTGAAAAAGGCTCCACCCGACGACTCCAAAAATCCAGAATAAAATTAAAAATTACAGTTATGGCAGCAAAAAGAAACATTCCCGAAGCATGGAAAAATCAGTGGCATAAACCGATGATTTCCTTATTTGACTACATACCGGCAAGATACGAGGCTACAGAACGGGAAAAACAAATCCGCTCACTGATATGGGACTTCAAGGCTGGGAAACGCAGCAAACAGGTAGCGGCTATCGTAGCGGGTAAGATAGCGGAAAAATTCGGTTCGTTTGCCGATACCATTGTGTTTGTCTGTGTTCCTGCAAGTTCGGCAGAACGGACGGAAAAACGCTATCGGGACTTTTGCGAAGAGGTTTCCAACCTTTGCGGGTGTATGAATGGCTACAAAGCCGTGAAAGTGGGCGGAAAACGTATGACCATCCACGAAACCAAGAAAGGCAAAAGCATACAGAACACGGAAACTATTACGCTGAATACTGACTTTTTCAACGGGAAGCGGGTACTGGTTTTTGATGACATACTAACGAAAGGACACAGCTACGCACAATTTGCGTGCGCACTGGAGCAATTAGGTGCGGAAGTGTTGGGAGGTTATTTTTTAGGTAGAACAATTCTTTCTTATAACTAATATATATTTTTTGTTATGAATACTTTATTCGATAATGATTGCCGCTACATGAGTGACAGTGAACTGATTTACGAGATTAGCAATAACAGGCAGATTGTTTCAGACGTTGAACGCAGCAACGGGGAGATAGATATAGACAGGCTGTTTGCATCCTTGACACCTGGACGCAAGAAAGTAGCTGTGGCAGCAGTGGAGATATACAAGAGACAGCAGTCTCAACAGGTTGAACGCAGGCTTATACGAATGAGCAAGGATGTATATGATTTGATGCAGCCGTTAATTGGTGATTTACGGAATGAGGAGTTTTGGGTAGTGGCTATTAATAATGCATCCCGAATAATCAAGAAAGTACAGGTTTCAGTAGGCGGTATAGACCAGACTTCGGCAGATGTACGGCTGATAATGCAGGTGTTGATAAATACGGGAGCTTCGCAGTTTGCAGCGGTACACAATCATCCGAGCGGCAACAGCCGACCGAGCAATGATGACAAGAGGCTGACGGAACAGCTTAAAAAGGCGGCAGCGTTATTCAATATTCGGATGATGGACCACGTAATTATAACGAATGACGGATATTATAGCTTTTGCGATGAAGGGATGATTTGACGGATGGGGTGCGGGCGCACCCATTCCGTTTGCTCGCACGCTCGCAAACGGAATGGGACCCAAAGCGGTATTTTGTTTTATGTTTCCCGTTCCTTCAACCACGGAGGGGCTTTTTTTGTCCTATGAAAGCGGATGGTATGATTTTACCTTTGTGACAAAAAAAGATATGATACGCTTCATTACCAAGTTCGTCGGTACCTATGGATATGATTCCCTGAAGGAGTTTTTTCTTTCGGTGGCACCCAGTTTTAAATATAACCTGCAACTGCCGGCTATTTCCTTCAGTGCAATCACTGCGGTAGTCAGTGAATGGATAGGTATTACCCCGCTGCTGGCGATGGCCATGCTGATCGCCATTGTTTCCGAAATGTGGACGGGTATCAAGGCAAGCAAGATCCAGGGCATAGGATTTGAATCCTTCCGTTTCTCACGCTGTATCATCAAGCTGTGTATATGGCTGACCATCATTTATATCACGCACTCATTCTATCTGGAGAGCAAGGCAGGGTCGGAAGAAAGCTTCATCATGTTACTGGCCACCCTGTTCTTTTCAATTGTCAAAGTGTTCGTCATGACCTGGTTCTGTGTGGAGCATGTGACAAGCATATTGGAGAACCTGGCAGTTATTGACGGTAAACCTAAAGATACGCTGATCAAGCAGGTGGGCATGTTGTGGGTTACGGTTACAGACAAGTTTAAAAGAAAGGTCGATGAAACGGAACGTTAGTGGCATGTTGTTATGTGCGTTTATAGCACTTCTTTCCGGTTGGGCAGGTTACCGGCTGGGTTCCCGCCACCGGAGTATTGTCCGCGTTCCGGAAACGGTGGCCAGGCATGATACGATACGCCCTGCCATTCCGGAACCGGAGGTGATTGTCCGTGAGGTACCCGCAGAAGTAGATACGGCGGCTATACTGGCCGATTATTTCTCGGAGAAATATTATCTCGACACGATTATTGAACGCCCATACCTGCGGGTGGAAATGGCCGATGTCATATCCCGCAATGCGTTGCTTGACCGTACCGTAGTGGTGGATTACCGGCAACCGGTCATTTATAACAATGCCCTGGCTCTGGGATTGGATGCCGGGCGTTACAGCTGTGTGTTGTCCGCGGGGTATCGGCGTAGGTCGTGGGAGTTCAGGGCGGGCTATGACTTGTACAATAAATCACTGGTGTTGGGTATATCTAAAGATCTGTGGAGATGGTAGCGAATTTGGTCAATAACACATATCTGTTTTCCGCCGATATGGAGGATATCCGTATTACGGACGTACATGAGAAACTGGCTTTCAAGATGACGGTTGACGGGCAGGAGGCGCTTTCTGAAGTATATTACCCGGACAGTGGAAACGCAGTCGTCATTTGCGATCCGGGTGATATCATCAATGAGTATTTCGTTCGTCCGGAACTGGGAGGCGGTGA